AGTCTGTCCTTCATTATCTCGGTCATTCGTGCAAGTGCATCTGCACCTTTATCTAATTCTTGTTTAGGGGACATTACATCCAATCCTACTTCGTCTCTAAGATGAACCCAATCTTTAATTGCTTTATCATAAAATGCAATGAATTCGTCACCGATAGTTGTTGTATAAACTATCTCAGAAGCTGCAATAACAATCTTGTTATCTTTAGTAAAAGGAACTAAAGGGGATAATTTAATAACTGAACCCTTACCTGTAACCGATGGTGAAAGACCAATGTTACATGGAAGTGTCATTTCTACTGTTCCATTTTCTTGTTGAACAGTTATCATTGAAACGATGTCTTCACCATTTCTTAGTTTTATGTATCTGTATTGGTTCATAGCTTTATTGCAAGTAGTAGTAAGATTGCGATTAATAATATATTAGACATGAAGATTCCTATTGCTAAAATTGTATGATACCATATCCATCTTGTTTTGTATGCATTATCAATAGTCACTTCTTCTGGGTCTGGACTCTTCCAAGTATCTTCTGGTTTCTGACCCCATAATATATCATACCATTTCAAAACTTTACCTCATGTATTGTATATTTAAATTTTTCTTTACTATATGTATTTATTCGTTCTTTAAAGTGTCTAAGAGTATAATTCTCTTTCTTTTTATAACTTAAGTCATCTGCAATATCAAAAAGAGTTGCATTGACTTTATCTTTACTTGTTCTCAGAACCCTACCAATTGATTGTAATACACGAATCTTAGATTTACTAGGACTTGCAAACACAATGTTGTGTAGGTTCTTAATATTTATACCTGTAGAAAAAGTACCATATGATGCAATGATTACACATCCTTCTTCCTTTTCCATCAACTCTCTGACCTTTTCTCTATTGATTGTATCTGTTCCACCATAGATAAAAAACGATTTAATACCAGATTTTTGAAATGTCTCGTATATTTTCCTACCATGTTTATCTACATATTGAAATAGTATTAATGTATTTCCTTTCTGACCTAATGTAAGGTTCTTTATAAATTGTGTTCGTTTTTCATTACCAGCAAGGAATTCCATTTCTCTAGGATAATCCATAGATACAACTTCTTTAGATACCTCTGGTGGATATTTTAATACTAAACATTGTATATCTAACTCTGCAAGGATACCTTCATCCATAAGGTCTGCACTAGTAGTCACATAATGTGTAGGGCCAAACAAACCTTCTAGTACTAACTTATGTGTTTGAGTATCATCTAATGTACCAGTTAATCCCCACCTATGACCAATATCTTTCATCTTCTCCATAATACCAGTAAGTACTTTTGCTTTGAATAAGTGTGCTTCATCACCAAACACTGCACCAAAACCATCGTAGAACGATTTCGGCATTTTGGATAGGGTCTGCCAAGTAGTTACTACTATATCGGTATCTCCTACCTTTGCACCACCATACATCTTATCAATAGGTCTATCATACCCATAATCTGCAAAGTCTTTTGACATTTGTTCTACTAGTGATGTTGTAGGTACGATTACCAACACTCTCTTTTTATGCATAGATATGAAATGTCTTGCAATACAATATATGATTGCAGACTTACCACTTGCAGTTGGAGATACTAACAATTGTCTTCTATATTTAATACCTCTTGTTACTGCATCCACTTGATAGTCTCTCAAAGGAAATCCCATGTTTAATCCATCGGTAAAGTCTGGATATTCTATATCAGTTTCCCACTGATAACCTTCCATGTTGTAGTCTCGGTCTTTTGCAAATTGTTCTAGTGCATAGTATAAACCAACATACAACTTACCAGTAGTTTGTGCAAATAGTCTTATATTACCATCCCAATACTTATTTCGTACAGATGGCATGAACTTTGCGCCAGGCACTGGGAAAGTAAAATAATCAGACAACTCTCTTTTGATAGATTCATCTGCATCTACCTTTATATGAGTATTGTCGATTTTGGTTATCTGAATGTCGGCCCTGCTATCCATCCTACTAAGGAATGTCTCCTACCATGTGTTACTGGTGTTACTCTGTGATATACAAAAGATGGAAATATGATTATACTTCCTTGTTCTCTTGCACTTTGTGGAACTCTCATGACTGACCTTTCTGGGTCATTTAATGGATTTACTCCATATGCATCAACATATTCAAAATGACCACCCTCATATTCATTAGGATGTGTAAGATTTACACTATATGAAAGTTTTCTATATCCACCAATTCTTGATTCTGCATCTGGGTCATTCTTACATTCTTCTTCTGTGTAAGGTATAAAATGTCCATCACAATGCCACTCATAATGTTCATCTGGTGCTTTATATACTGTAAACTGATATGATTCATGATAATTTAAATCAAACTTAAAAGATTCTGAATTAACATCTCTAATTACTGGTGTAATGTGGTCAAATAATGATTTACCATCTGAGAGTACTGCATTTCTATCCATCCATCCCACACCAGATTTACGAGTTTTATGTTCTTCAAATCCATCATCACCACCACCAATTTGTCCAAAACTTAATTCAGATTTTTCTAAACCCAACTGTATAATTTCATTACATATATCTGGTGATATTGCACGAGACTGTATGATTAAAGGTTCTGGAAGAAATGAGGGCATAATGTATTAACCAGCTGGGTTAGTAAATTTTAACCAATCAATTGCATTCTTTATTGATTGATGTCTCCATGTGATAATATTTAGTATCTCTTTCAAAGCATCTACACACTCTGTAAGATATTCGACTTTTAGTTTCATATCAGACAAATCTTTATCTGCATTGAAGTAATAACTATAATCAGACTTTAAAGGTTTGTTGTACCCATCAAATGGGTCGTAAGACCACCCTAAGTCATCTATTTCCTCTTTAGATAACTTATCAGTGTACCACATCCACTTAGTCTTTAAAAGTTGATTATACTTGACCTCATACGATTTAAGAGATAGTCTCTTTTCGTTTAGGAGTTCTAGATATTTTGCATGTAGAGAGGGTGTCTGTAAAGATGCCTTATCTAAATCGATTTGGTCGATTACAGAATCTTCCTTCCACATAGATTGTATTTGTTCTAATGTCATACTATAATTATACCATTAAACTGGTATTTGTCCACTTATTTTATGATGTGGATGCTATTTCAAAGTTTGTAAATTGGAAAGATGCAGTACAAGTTACATATGATAAACCACCTGCTACAGTAGTATCCATTGTAATTTCACCTAACGATGTAGGAAATGCACCTTCTATTCTTATATATCTATTGGGATTATTTGCAGCTGTAGTCACTACGATTGTCATATCTGAATACAATGCATCGTAATCACCACTACCATCATATGGTAAATCTGCTCTTCTATTTGCACCTACAAGACTTCTAAACTTCTCTGGGTCTGTAGAACTAGTAAGTTGAGACATCCATGTGTATAACTCAGTCCAGTTTTCCATATTTTCATCAACAATAAAAGTAACAGTTATTTCACCTAGATTAAGTTTATCGCCAGGAATTTTTACATTTAAACCCAGATTAGTAGGTTGTTGTATCTCTGCAACAGCTACAGATGGTACATTAACACCAGTTGAAAAGTATTTTGTATTAGGTAGTTTTTTAACTAATAGTTCAAATTGAGTTGGTGCAAGATAAGATAAATTATCTGGAAGATTACCAGCCCACGATGCAGTTGTTATTTGTCTATTTGTCATACTAGTATTTATACAAATAAGAAAGGGAGTTTTGACACTCCCCTTCCATTAATTATGCAACATGTCTAGTTCCACGATAGATTCCTTCTTTAGAACCTTTCGAAGATACTGACTTGATTGCATCATGTTTGACACCTCTGTAAATTCCAGATTGAGGTTTTGATTTCTCAATATGTAAATTTTCTTTGGTGACTTTGATACCTCTATAAGTAGTCATCACTGCCTCCAGTTTTCGTTTCGATTTCGTACATATGTCTTACGACATACACCCTTCTCAACGCGTTCCTTCGGTTAGTTGTCGGTCTCTGTTCCCTCACATGGGGTACTTAGCTTGCCTTTCAATATGAAAGAGGTTTTCCTATCTACCTACTTCCGCTGTATTTCTACAGTGAACGATGGTATTCGACTGAATACCACTTATATTTATAAGAATAAAAAAAGGGACTCCGAAGAGTCCCTTTTAGAAAAGTCTACGACTTTAGGTTTATAGAATATTTTCTACTTCAACCTTTCTGTAGTAGAAGTTTGAACCAGCTGAAGCTAGACCATCACTAGGAGCGCTTCCCACGAATGGGTTAGATATCATTCCATATCTTGTTTTAAAACCAATCTTAGGTTGGAAAGAGTTTTCACCAATTGCACGAACCATTTGTAATGGAACATATGGGCAATAGAAAACACCAGCGTCATATGGGTTTGAACCTCTATAACCGACTGTCATGTAACCTTCGTTGTTGTGACCACTTACTGGGTCAAGAGTGTAATATGGGTCAATGTACACTTTGTACTTACCATTTAGAACACCAACAAAAGTGTTACCAGCATCGTCAACTGTTAATTCAGTGTTAAGTGCTGGAGCATAGTCAAGCATTCCTGCCATTGACAATGCAGAAGCTACATCAGAAGAACAAAGGATAAAGTTACCTTTTCCTCTTCTTGACTCTCTTGCGATTACATTAGCATCTCTCTCAATTTGGAAAAGCATGCCTTTGAACTTCTCAACTGACCATCTACCAGATGAATCAACATCTAGGTCGAATCTACCTGCGTTAGCAACACCAGTTTGAGCACCAGCTTTTGCTTGCAAGTTAACAGTTCTTACAACTTCTCTGTTGATTTCAGCTAAGATTTCAGCAGATAAGATATTTGCAAGTTCTGTTTCAGCGTCAAGACCATGAATTGCTTTAAGGTCTTGTGCAAGTTCGATTGTGTATTCAGCTTTAAGAGCTCTAGACTTAGCAGTAACAGTTGCTTTCTCAATTGTGAAAGCCATAGATGCAAATGCGTTTGACGCACTGTCACCTTTTGCTTCTGCCGCACCAGTAGTCATACCAGTACCAGTTGCATAAGCAGCTGCATCACCGAATGGGTCTGTACCTGCTTGTGTTCCTGCTCCAGAGAAATCTGAATCAGCTTCGTTAAATAATGCTTCTGACATTGCAAGTCTTGAAGTATTATCGTTATATCTAGCCTTCATACAGAATACTAATCCTGTAGGGCCAGTCATTGGTTGCACACCACAGATGTCGTATGCGATTAGGTTTGGAAGAGACCTACGAACTAAAGAAATTAGAATAGGATTCCAGTTGTCTACACCTGTTCCACCAACAGCGCCACCAGCGTTATTGATTGGTGCATCCTCAGTTAATCCTTGGATTCCATTTTCTTCGTTAAAGGCTCTTTCTTGGTTCTCAAGAACCACAGAAGTTACAGCTTTTTTGTATGGGTCAGTGATTTCTGGTAAATCTGGATGA